AACTCGTATTACATGCGTGAGAGGCGTTTTTCTACACCACCTAAAGCGCTTATAACTAATATCTTATAATATTTATAAAATCTATTTGCACCGAATTTGCATTAAAAAACGGTACTCATGTCCTTCCTTATAAATATCACCTCTTATATTTCATCTTTATCAAAGAACGTTTTCAATACAAAGTTAATCAATCAATCAGAAATAGCAAATATTATTTGTTTGAATTTAAGCTATCTGTTTCTAGTTTATCCGGCTAATAGTAAACATACTATTATGACAGATGAAGAACTAAGAGCATTTTGCTTAAAGCAAGCTATTCAAATCATTACTCACAAAGAACAGCCTCGAACCATGGGCTTTCAAAATACAGATAGTATATACTTATTTGAACTTACTGAAATCCTTTTAGAGTATATCAAAACAGGAAAACAAAATTATGTACCCGTCTATTTGAACTACTTCAAATAATCTGCGACTATTGCAATTATAGCTATAATGGCAGATGCAATGCTTGTTATTATAGCTATATTTACGCCTGTTCGTTGTCTTTTCCTCTCCTTTTCTTCTCCGCTAAAGAATCCGCGTCTTCCTAATTCAAATCCTTTTTCGTTTAAACCATAATATCGGTTTTTCCCGTCGCCGGAGAAAGTTCCATAAAATCGCATGACGTAATCAACCGCGTTGTCAGTAGTAGCTTTTCTTTGATCCTCTGTCAAATCATCAGCATTTATAAGCCCCCCTTTGTCGTAGGCGATTTTTATAATTTCTTCTGCGATTATTTCTGTGTTATTCATATTGTTATTATGTTATAATCCACGGAGAAATATTATTATATCTATTGCTTTATATCCTTCTATTTTTAACAATGCTTTCAAATAGGATTCTTTCTTTTCCTCTTTCAATACTCTTTTCAATTCATTGTTATTAACTGATCGCATAGCTTCTCTAGCCTTTAATATACATGCGTTTATTGCATCTGAATAGTTCTCAATATATGGCTTTTCTATTATATCAGATATGACGTCTAAATAACGAAGTAAAGCGTTTTCAAATTGACTCTTAAATAAAAAATTATCTCCTTGTATGAATAATAATGACGTCATTATTTCTGTTTGGCTTTTTTCATTTGCTTTTTCAATGTATTCTATCATTTCTTTTTTGGTAACATTGATACTCTCCGTTAAAGAATCGCTAGTTTGTTTTACTTTACCATCTATCTTCTTATCTATTGCAATCACATTCCAAATCTGCCATCCAATTAACATCGTCACTAAAAGCGATAAAATCCCTACTATCACCCCGATATAGTCTATACCTAACTCCGGCGCGGATGGTAACGAAACGCAAATAGCGACAACACTGCATATAATCGCAGCGATCGACAAACAGTTGCTCCAATATGATTTGATTCGGTTTTTCATGTTTAGTTCGATTTAGTGGTCGATGACACTTGTTTATTTGTTGGTTGCTTCTTCTTTGGATGAGTAGCAGTCGGATTCTTTATACTCTTCATCTTTCCAACTGCTTCGTGCTCTTAAAGAGTAATATATACCATCGTTTTTGACATTAACGGACATAACTTCTAACTTTTTCGGTTTACCGTCTTTTAGAACCCATACACTATCATCAATCTTGTATTTATTTTCTATTTTGCAATTTTCTGAAATAGAAAAATCAAAAACGGCTTGACTATTATTGTAGCTATGGGGCGTAGTTCCTTGATAGAGGAAACAATATTCACCGGGTAAAATCGGCGTTTGTGGTGTTACTCTAAATTCTGTTTCATTTATTGCCTCAATGTTGCAAATTACAATATCTTTGCTTTCCACTCCGGCAAAATTACCTGAATATAAATCAATTTCCCCAGTCTTTAACTCTCTTTTCCCCTTTTTGCTTATCAACTTTACTAATACAAATTCATGTGGAGAAGAAGCAACGGTAAACCGCCAATTAGACGCCTTAGAAGTATTCTCCATTTGTTTTGTGTTATTGAAAAAGAAACGAAAATCTGGTATATTTGTTTCTATGATATTAGTAGAATGTTCATTTGATAACACTGATTTTATTTTAGTATTAGTTATATGAGGCGTTACTTTTGAACCTAATGTATTAGTTTTGGCGTTAGAAATAGCCGCAGGAAATATCTTTTTAAAACCGTCGTTTTCTTTGAAATATATTCCCGTTTTAATGCTTTGCTCTCTTGCTTCTTTATCTTCGCTTCTTTTATTCCGTTGCATCATCGCTACAATAATATCATTACTTACTCCTTTTTCTTTTAATTCTTTTAGAGCTTGTATAGATGTATCAAAGTTATTTTTTGACGTATTTATTTTAGTTACTATAACGTCGTTCGAGAATCCAAGTTCTAACATGTCGGTTATAGACTGATTTGTTAATACTTCATCTTGCGCAGATGCGATAAGTGGAAAAAATATTAATATTATCCCTAATAGCAGCTTCTTCATATTGTTTTGTCTTTTATAATTAGTTAAATCCATGTTTTTACACTCACTACACCGACGACTAACGCCCAGTCGTATATTTCATTAACCGGAACATCATACGGTTTGAATCCTTCTTCGTTATTAAAAGGAACGCATTTAATATAACCCTCTTTATCAGACTCTTCGATTTTTTTTATCATTATTCCATCATAGGTTGCCAATGCATATACTTCACCCCAACGCACATGAGAGCGACTTGTTACAATTCGACAACCGACAATATCCCGATCGTTAATGCTTCGTTCTGGAACGTTTCTATTAATCATGCTACGACCTCCGGCGCGGATCGTAAAATCACAACCGGGCATATCGGGGATGATGAAGCGTTCGCAATCCCCTTTCGTTATTGCAGAGTTAAAGCCATTCGGTAGACCACAAGAGGCGGTAACTACGTCTATATGTGGAATGGCTTTACCCTTTAAATCTTCATAGTGCATGATATATTTTTCATCACTATCGTTCGATACTTTAGAGCTCTCTAAAGAATCGTCTACCCCACTAATAAGCCATCCCACATTAACACCTAGATAATCAGCTAGGATATTAATATTACCTATATTAGGCTTTGTTCCGTTTAGATAGTTCATAACTGACACCTTCGATACCTTTGTGTCTCTTCCAATAGCATAAGGTGTAACTCCTTTATTCTCAATAGCAATCTTTAATCTATCTTTAAATTCCATAAGCACCAATAGTTAATAAATGTTTTATAGGAAATAATTATTTCCTATTTTCTTTTATGGGTAATAATAATATCCTATCTTTGTCGCATCAAAGTTAATCAATCAATCAAGAACTAACAAATAAAAGTATAGAATTATGAAAGCAGGAATGAGCGATAAAGAAAAAGGCAATACGATAACTCAAATAATGGTTAGCATGAAACAAGCCGCTTTAGCTGAAAACAAACCTTTCGATGAAGGTATATTTTTCGACCTCGCATTTATGAGCGATGAAGAGTTATTGAGAATTTCAAAACTTTGCGGCATTAAATAAGATAACAAAAAAAATAACTGGCGGGGCGAGAGCCCTGCACAATATAGATAATAATGGAAATAGGAATGATCGGAGACGTAGAATTTAAAAAAGCAGGAAGCGAAACGGTATGTTGTGTTAGCTTGATTAATACAACAGCCGGACAAAGATTCTTAGCGTGTACACTCGCTAGTAGTAAGACTTTCAAAACGTTCAAGGGCGCAGAGAAATTTATGAACTCATTCGGTTATCAGAAGATTTAATATTAATCCGTGCCCTTCGGGGTTACATAATAAATACGATTATGAAAGCAACTAGCACTTTAACCAGAAAGACAGCCTTAGAGATATTAATCGAAAGCCGTGATAAGAACGCCATTAATGCATTAATTTCGAAAAAAGAAATAGCATTAGAAGAGGCTGTTAATAATGCAGAATGGTATGCAAGTCTCGGGCTTGACGGAATGGCAGATAATGAAGTAGCAAGGCAAGAAAAATTAATAAGAGATATAGAGCGATTGAAAGCAGCTATTTAATATTAATCCGTAGCCCTTCGGGGCTACATAACACGATACACGACAATGAGACGAAAAAGAAACGAATTAACTGCCCTTTTAAGGGGGATGCAGCCCGGGGAAACAATGACCTTCCCTCGTTCTAAAAGAAATTCAGTTAGACCGACCTGTACAAATCTAAAATATGACGAAGGTCTACTGTTTACGACGGAAACCGATAAAGATAATCTAATTGTTACACGATTGAATAATGAACAATGGGACGAACTAGAGTAACCGGAAAAGTTGAGCCAATAGTGAAGAAGTGGCTTAGTAAAGACGAAGCAAAATCCTATATAGGATGCTCGGATGATTTTTTGAGAACGTTACGGGAAAAAGCTCTCATTTCTTTTTCTCAATTTGGAAAAATGATCTGGTACGATTTATCGAGTATAGATAGATTCATACAAAGTAATAAGGTAGTATAAAACAAACACCATGTTAACACTAAAACAAAGTCCCGCCGCTATTATCTTAATGCTTTCAGCGTGCAGCCTTGCAGAAGGCGAGCCGGAGCCGGGCAAATTAATTATCGCACTATTGATCGTATTTATAACGGTTATCTACGTGCTAGTCTGTAACTATCTAAACGTGAAACGACATGGCGGCGAATCCTCAATGTATCGGTAATTGCCGAATTTGTACGGTTCTTGGCGCGTGCCCTGCTGATACTCTAGTTTGCGAAGATTGCGGCGAAGAGATCGAACCGGGCGAAGAGATAGAATTAGAGGTCGAAACGTACGAACGTGGCAGACATGGCACAAAGATAATAACGGTTTGCGCTCGCTGTTATGAGTCGCTTTATCAGGGTGGAAACGATAACTTTTAAACAACACGATAATGACACATTGGAAAACTCAATTTAATTACGACTATCTAGGCGCTTACAGCCTACCGGATGGAAAAGATATAATTCTCACCATCCGCGAAACGAAAAAAGAACAAGTAGTCGGCGCGTCTGGAAAGAAAGAAGAATGTTTCGTCGCTTATTTCTTCGAGAATGTGAAACCGATGATCCTCAACCGGACGAACTGCAAAACATTGACGAAAATTTTCAAAAATCCGAATTTTGAGTCATGGATAAACAAGCAAATCCAAATCGGAGCGGTATTAGTTGACGCTTTCGGCGAAAAGGTTGATTCGCTTCGTATTCGTCCTTTTCTTCCGAAAGTAGAAAACTCATTGCCTACTGTTGAGACAGGATCGGCAATCTGGAAAAATATCCTCGACGGTCTGGCGGGTGGCTTTACGGTCGCACAAGTCCAGACGAAATATAAACTAACTAAAGAACAAATCAAAGAACTAGTAGCACATGAAATCAAGTGAACAAAAAGAAATCGAATGGAAGGAAAAGAGACAAGGCAAAATAACTGCCTCTACGCTTCCCGATCTGATGAAAGCGGGCAAAGGTTGTCCCTTTGGTAAAGGTGCGTTAGACGCAATGTATTTAGTACGATACGAGCGGAGAACCGGGACGATGCGAGAAAACGGAAGTAACAAAGCGTTTGATTGGGGGCATGAAAACGAACCGCTAGCGGTCGAATGGGTACGGAGCCAGTTAATGAACGAGATCAAGTCGTGTACAACTGATTTTAAAGACATTGTTTTCAATGAACCGTTTGAAGGATTCGGAGATTCACCGGATTTCTATGTGTACGGATTTGACGGGAAAGTTATCGCTCTGGGTGAGATCAAGTGCCCGATGTCGCAAGGAAAGATCGAATCGCTGCAGTTCGGAAATACCATCGACGAAAAAGACGAATATTATTGGCAATTCCTCGGACACTTTTTAGGTCGCCCGGACGTGGACAAATTGTATTATGTCATTTATGACGGTTATACAAATGAAGGTCGAATACTCGAAATGAATCGCGCCAACCACGCGGATAATATAAAGAAACTCTATGATCGAATCCGGTTGGCTAGCGAGATGATAGACGAATCTATCCGTTCCGGTCTGGACTTGCTCGATTGTGTCGATAAGGCAAAAGAGGTCTTAAAATTAAAGATGCAGATCGAGGCGTTAAAGCCGGAAGCAAAAAACAGTGTTCCGGTTAAGAATCAGATTTATAAGATACGGAAGGAATTAAAGAAATTGACGAAGAAAGTACCGTCACAACACTAACACAACACGATTAATCACATTTTTATAAACACTTTAATAAACACAAAATTATGATGCACACTTGGTTTTTATGTAAAATTCGTTACGAGAAGGTGATGGAAAACGGAATGCAAAAAAAAGTGACTGAACCGTATTTAGTCGATGCACTAAGTTTTACCGAAGCAGAAGCACGAATAATCGAAGAGGTCACACCGTTTATCTCCGGTGAGTTTACAGTGTCCGACATTTCCCGCGCACATTATAGCGAGATATTTACTAGCGAAGAGGATTCCGCCGATAAATGGTTTGCCGGGCGACTTGCTTTCACTACGCTTGACGAGAAAAGCGGCAAGGAGAAACGGACTTATACAAACGTACTCATACAGGCGGCGGACATTCACGACGCAATGAAGAAACTCGACGAAGGAATGAAAGGAACGATGGCGGATTATTCTTCGATTTTGCTTAAAGAAACGGCGATTGTAGACGTTTATCCGTATGAAGTAAATTAACAAGTGCTATGTTGATAGATAATTCAAAATATCCGATTTTAAATTTTGTGCTCAATGGAAGGATTCATGTTCCCGAAATTGATGCTTGCTCCTTTTATGCAGAAGCAGCCTCTACGCAAAATCGTATAAATGAGGTTCATTCTTTGAAAAATAAAAATGTAGATTTGTTATCAAATAGTTTCTATGACGCTATGATTAAATCTTCAAAATCATTTGAACCTATATTGAACGGTAGCGATTTTACAAAAGGGTTAGAATCTTCTGGTACTATTATTTTCGGAAATATAGGCGTGTCTTATATCATTAAAAATGAAGGAATGGCTTCAATATGGTTTATAAATGGGGTGTGCGCAATAATAAATACAGAGAATGTAACATTTAGAACATCTATGCACGGGGTTGGGGGGGCTGATCTTATGAGTAACGCCAACCTTAGAGTATCTTTTATCCTTTGCTATATTCTTTTTAAAAAATACGCTAAAGTTGACACAAAAACAATTAGTCACAAATCAAAATTAAAGGTTGGAGCAAGAAAATACAAGAATAAGTCAGACATCGATATTAATCTTATGGATTGCACATGGTTTACTACTATTGTTCGAAATGAATGCTTCTCCGTTAGAGGACATTTTAGGCTACAACCCAAAAAAGACAATACTGGGAATTGGACGAAAGAATTGATTTATATTAATGAGTTTCAAAAACATGGATATATAAAAAGAGCGAAGGTTTTATCAAATTAGTAACAACGCGCCGGGTGAAAGCCCCGGCAAATCGGATAAGTGGCGGAATTGGAAACGCCTAGTTATGTAAGGTTGATCGCTAGACATTCCGTTAATGCGGTGCGGCTCTTGAAGTATCATTCCCGGTTCGAATCCGGGCTTATCCACTATTCACAAACCAATTAAAATGACATGGCAAAGTATAACAATGTAAAAATAGACGGATACGACTCTAAAAAGGAATATCGACGCGCTAAGGAGTTGAAACTACTCGAAAAGAAGGGGATTATAACCGGATTACAAGAGCAAGTAAAATACGAGCTTATTTCGCCTCAATATCGTTTCTATGAAGTGCAGGGAGTGCGGAAGATGCTACGTAAAAAGAAGCTGATCGAACGAGGAGTTTACTACATCGCGGATTTCGTTTATTATCGGGATGGTGAGTATATCGTCGAAGATACTAAAGGTGTTCGGACAAAGGAGTATATAATCAAACGTAAGCTCATGCTTTACGTTCATGGAATTAAAATAAAGGAGGTATAAGAATGGTGAAGAAAACAGCACAAAAGCAAGTAAAACACGATTGTCGAACGTGTCGCAACGGAGGAAGAGAGAATAATTTTATTTGCTATTGTTCCGTCCTGAAAGTAGGGCGGGCGATCGGGATAAGGATTTGTAGTTATTATGTCGCTCGATAGACTTTATAAGTGTGATGAATATAGACGGATATACGCTAACCGAAAAGATGCGAAAAGCGCGACGACGTTTCAGATTTACCGCCACCGAACAAGCCCTTTTTTACGAATTAGTGGCTATTTGTAACGGCGAAGATTGGAGGGACGTTTTCGATTGCTCGAACATTGAACTTTGTTTTGCGCTTAACGTGAATGAGAAAACACTAATAAAAGCCCGTGAGTCTTTAATAAATGCAGGATTGATTTATTATAAATCTGGTAAGAACAAACGTATTATAAGCTCTTATTCTTTCGTGAAGGAATTTAAAACTACTGTAACTACTACTGTAAATTTTACAGCCAATCAGACAGCCAATAAGGGAGCCAATCAGACAGCCAATGATACAGTAGATAAGGGAGTCAATGATACAGGGGATAGTACAGACTATAATAAACTAAAACAGAAACCAAACAGAAATATACTCTCTAAAGTCTCTCATGGAGATTTTGATTTTATATCTGACGAGTTTTTAGAAGCGTTTTCGCTCTGGCTTGAATACAAGAAAGACAGGCGGGAAAATTACAAATCGGAAAAGTCACTCAAAGCGTGTTACAACAAATTAGTGAAATTGAGCAAAGGTAATCCGGCGGTCGCATCTCAAATCGTAGATGAATCGATTGCGAATAATTGGGCGGGATTTTTTGAACTAAAAAACGATAAATGCGAATATGGAAACAAGAAGCAAACAGACTCTACCGATAGCGGCGATACTATCATACGGACTACCGTACTATGACGAGCCGATAGAAGTAGAGAAGCGCCCGGAGTGGTTTAAAGCGTGTTGCAAATATGTTTGTCCTAACTTCAAGATAGACGATTCGAATAGAAACATAATGAACCAACTGTTTTTGTATACTGAAGGACGATCCGAGAAGCTAGATTCAAATAAAGGGTTATTGTTACGAGGTGACATCGGTACAGGAAAAAGTACTATCATGCAGATTCTAAACCGATATAGTTATTTCACACGCGGCAAAGCAAGGGGCGGCTATCCGATCGG